TCAATGAGATTGATAACTCTTTCCGTCCTCGTAGACCAGACGCCATCGGTCCAGTAGTTATTGGTCGTGCCGCAAGAGGTCCCGCCATGCAGCCTATCAAGGTCGAATCATACTCCGATTTCGTTGAAATCTTTGGAGACACAGTCCCAGGAAACGGCGGTGGCGATGTTTACCGCGATGGTAACTACCAGTCCCCAATGTACGGCACCTACGCTGCTAAGGCTTTCCTTAAGTCAAATGTTGCGCCCCTTACTTATGTTCGTCTTGCCGGCGAGCAGAACCTAAATGCTACTACTGGTAAGAACGGCTGGAAGACAACAAACATTCCAGCCGCTGCGCTCGCCTCTAATGGCGGCGCTTACGGTCTATGGGTTTTCGGCTCTTCTTCTGCTGCCACACTAGGCACAGGAACATTGGCAGCCGCTTGGTACATAGACTCTGGCTCTGCCGTTCTTCTGTCTGGAACCTTAGCACAGAGCACAAACACTAGTGCTTCAGTTGGCGGTGTCTACACACAAAATTCATCCGGCGACTTTACTGCCTTTGTTACTTCTAATGTTGCGGGCGTCTCTGATGAGAAGATTACTTTCAACTTTGATGACAGTTCTGATAAGTTTATCCGCAAGGTGTTCAACACTAACCCGCAAGTTGGTAACTTCGACGCTACTGGCTTCTACCCGAGCGGCTCAAGAAAGGCTTACTGGCTTGGAGAGACATTTGAGCAAGAAATAAGAGACACCTTCAGTGGCGCTAAATTTGCTATGATTGCTCCTCTAAAGAACGCGGACGCATCTCCTTCAGACATGACAGATAGAGACGAACTCAAGGCTCAAACTGGTTGGTTCATCGGTCAAGACCTTGGTCTACCGGGTTCTTACAATCCCGCCAACGCACAGAAACTCTTCTACTTGAAGGATCGCGGACACAACGAGTGGCTAAACAAAAATGTTAAGATCTCTATCGAACAGGTCCGCCCCTCTAACACGAAGACCTCTGAATACGGAACCTTCTCTGTTGTCCTAAGAAACCTAAGAGACACAGACTCAAGAGTGTCTGTTCTCGAAAGATTCGACAACCTAACACTTGATCCCACATCTCCCAACTTTATTGCTAGAAAGATTGGTGACTCTTACTACGAGTGGAGCGAGACTGACCGTGAGTTGAAGCAATACGGAGACTACGGAAACCTATCTAAATTCGTCTACGTTGTTATGAACTCTGACGTAGAGGCTGGCGCAACTGATGCCGCCCTACTCCCGTTCGGTTACTACGGTGCTCCCCGCTACGGCGGCGTAAGCGGTCTTGCCTTCACCGGCACCCAAGATCTATCTAGCGTAATGGTCTTAACATCTTCTGTCTATGGCTCACAGGGCATGTTGTCTGGAACAACTCAGTTCTCTGGAACGTTTGTTTGGCCATCAGTCAGACTACGTCACTCCGCTTCAGATGGCGGCATCGCTGATAGACGCAACGCTTACTTTGGAATGCAGACAACAAGAACTGCCGCAAGCACTATCCCAGACATGAGTGTTTCCGACCCTCACAGGCAGTGGCCAGGAATCACAGGTGGTAATGACTATGCTTACATCTTCACGATGGACGACATCATAGTCAGCGGAAGCAGTGTTTACTACTCTTCTGGTTCTCGCGTAGCAGGAACAAGCTACACAGCAGAGCAGAACAGTTCAGCCCTGCTTGATGCCGGTTACAACCGTTTTACTGCCCCAATCTGGGGTGGCTTTGATGGATTCGACATCACTAAGCCAGACCCAATGTACAACGCTGGAATGGATGGAGGCAGCGATCTAGATAACTACGCCTACAACTCTATGAAGAGAGCAATCGACACAGTAGCGGATCCAGAGTTCATCGACATGAACCTCCTTGCCGTTCCCGGTCTTACTAACACAGGACTAACAACCAGAATGGTTGATGTCTGTGAAGAGCGTGCCGATGCTATGGCAATCATCGACTTACCTAACGTCTACAAGCCTGCCGCTGAGGGAATCTCTGATTCCAAGCAAGCAAGAGTTGTTGGAACCCCACAGGGTGCTGCTAACGCCCTAAGAACACGTCAGATTGACTCTTCTTATGGTGCAACATTCTACCCCTGGGTTCAGACTCAAGACGAGCCGACTGGTCAGCTTCTATGGATTCCGCCCTCTATCGCTATGATGGGCGTCCTAGCAAGCTCCGAGAGATCATCACAGGTTTGGTTTGCCCCCGCAGGCTTTAACCGTGGCGGTCTATCAGACGGTGCAGCAGGCATTCCTGTTACAAACGTAACAGAGCGCCTATCTTCTCGCGACCGCGACACACTCTATGAGGCTCGCATCAACCCGATTGCTAGCTTCCCAAGCTCCGGCATCGTAGTGTTCGGTCAGAAGACTCTACAAGAGCGCCCCTCTGCTCTAGACCGCATCAACGTGCGCCGTCTAGTCATCTACCTCAAGAAGCAAATTTCCATCCTATCTACACAGATTCTCTTCGAGCAGAATGTGCAGGCAACTTGGAACCGCTTCAAGGGTCTAGTCGAGCCATTCCTAGCCAACGTCAAGGTTCAGTTCGGTATCTCTGATTACCGCCTCATCCTCGACGAGAGCACAACAACCCCTGACATAGTTGATCAAAACATCATGTATGCCAAGATCATGGTCAAACCAGCCCGCGCCATCGAATACATCGCAATTGATTTTGTGGTAGCTTCTACCGGCGCATCATTCGACGATTGATAAACGGGGGCTTTTGCCCCCACCAACTACTTATTTGTGAACACAGGAGAACCTAACAAATGCCATTCTGGTCAACCAACTTCGGTCAAGATACAACACTAAAAGATCCAAAGCGTAAACATCGCTTTACTGTGGAGTTCCAAGGAATCAACGCAGCCCAGGGCGGCGCACTCCTTTGGTACGCCAAAACAGCCCAAAAGCCCAGCTTCAGCGTAAATGCTACTGAGCACAAATACCTTGGTCACACTTTCTACTACCCAGGAAATGTAACCTGGGAAACAACGTCAGTCACCCTAGTGGATCCAGTTGACCCAGATGTTACTGCCACTTTTGCCGACATTATGGTTGCTTCTGGCTACACCCCACCGACCGATGCTAACTCCCTAGGCACTGTCTCTAAGGCAAAGGCTACAGGCGCTCTTGGAACCGTTCTAATCACCCAGCTTGATGGAGACGGCAACCCAGTAGAGTCTTGGACCCTATGGAACGCATTCATGACAAGCCTAAAGCAAGATGACCTTGACTACACAAGTGACGAACTATCTACAACAACCGTAGAACTTCGCTTTGACTGGGCAAGAGTTGAGACACTCAACAACTCTTCTGCTGTCAACGGTTCCGGTGGCAACGAATTCTTCAAAGCCTAATAAGACAATAACTAAACGCGAGGTGTAAATTGTCAAGAAATCAGGATCGCCTAGGCGGCGCTCAACAGCCTGACACGAGCCCTCCACCCCAACAGGGTGGCGGGGGTTTCTCGTTCGTAGTCCCCACAGAGTTTGTGGATCTGCCCTCACAGGGGCGCTTCTATGCACAGGGACATCCGTTACACGGACAAGACTCTATCGAAATCAAGCAAATGACTGCCAAAGAAGAGGACATTCTCACTTCGAGAACACTCCTAAAGAAAGGCGTAGCACTTGATAAACTAATCGAAAGCCTTATCGTGAACAAGGCGATCAACCCTTCTACATTACTCATTGGTGATCGCAACGCAATCATTATTGCTGCTAGAGTCTCTGGCTATGGTAATGATTACAAAACCAGTGTTCAATGCCCTGCTTGTGAAACAAAGCAAGACTATGGATTTGATTTGAACGCAGCTAACATCTTTCATGGAAAAACAAGAGATGATTTAGAGGTTACAGATAATGGAGACGGGACAATAACCTGTATTCTGCCGAGAACACAAGTCTCAGTTGTCGCTAGACTCCTGACAGGTCGAGAAGAAAACATGTTAACAAAACTAAATGACTCCCAGGGCGTGATCACATCCCAACTTCAGTCTCTAATAATCAGTGTTAATGGGGATTCTTCACAACAAGCAAGAACTTATGTTGCCAATAATTTACCATCGTCTGATTCTCGTCACCTAAGAATGGTTATCAAGATGGCTACCCCCAATGTTGATTTGACACAGCACTTCTCTTGCTCTGCTTGTGGGCACACACAAGATATGGAGGTGCCGCTCACTGCGGACTTTTTTTGGCCTGACCGATGAGTACAACGAGGGAGTTTATGAAGAAATTTTCTTCCTCAAGTATAACGGCGGTTGGAGTTTTTCGGAGGCTTACAGCTTGCCTCTAGGGTTGAGAAGATGGTTTGTTCAGCGGACCATTAAACAGCTTGAGATGGAAGCTGAAGCAATAAAGAAAGCTTCAAGTGGTAAGTCAAACTCAAATTATCAAGAATTGACCCCCTCCAATCAGCCATCTATTCCAAAAGAATATGCCAGATAGACTTGGGCTCCTTCGGGAGCCCTTGCTTTTTGCATAGATGGCTATTTATAGGGAGAGGTAACCCCAGTGCCGGATTCTACACAAAGCCTTAAATTATTACTAGATCAGATAATAAGTTCTGGCGGTGAAGCCGCCGCCATAACCAAAGAACTGGCGAAAGCGCTTTCTGATGTTTCTGCTGCAAAAATACAAGCGCTCCGCGACGAAAACCAACTCGCTGCTCAGATAGAGGCAGCAGCGGCAGCCCGTGAACGCCAGATTGGATCCATAAAAGCCTCTGCTCAGGCATTATTAGAAGAAGCGAAAGAGACAAGAGACGCGGCTATAGCTATGGGGGACAAGAACAGGGCAGATAGAGAAAGCATAGAGGTTTCAAAAGCCAAAACTGAAGCGTTGAAAGCAGAAAGAGACGCTGCACCCACCGCTGATGAGAGAAGAAAACTCTCAGAAGACATAATAAAACAGACCCAGGAGACTGAACGTCTCACCTCGGAATTAGACAAGCAAGCTAAATCTTTTGAAGAAGTCAAAAATCAAGCAGGACAATTTGCCGACAATCTTATTCAGATAGGCTCTGGAGACATCCTGGGCGGATTAAAGAATGTTGGAAAGCAAGTTGCAAATATTGGTGGTAAACTTGCAAAAGATAAGTTTGGACCGATGTTCCAAAAAGCAGCAAGTTCTATGAGCAGCGCAGGCGGTGCTGCGGCTAGTGGCGCGGGAGGATTCTCGGCGATGGCTTCTTCTATGGCGGCAACAGTGGGAGCAGCTGGACCTCTCATAGTTGCAGTTGGTGCGATAGCTGCTGCTCTTGTTGCTCTAGCCGTTGTTGTTGGAATAGGCGTCAAGATTACAAAACTTGCCGTAAATGTTGCAGACATGCGGCGAGAGTTTGAAAAAACAACCGGTTCTAGTTACGAATTTTCTCTATCCATAGCTGCCTCTACGGAAAAAACGCGCCTTTTTGGTGCTTCTGTTAAAGACACCCTGGCAGCGTCTCAATCATTAAGCGAAGCCTTTACAGATTTCAACAGGCTAGCGCCAGAAGTTGGACAACAGACAGCAGTCAACGCCACATTGATGACCAAACTTGGAATGAGTGCTGGTGATGTAGCGAAATCATACCAGAATCTCAATAAATCATTCAACCAAACAGCGGCACAGTCCGACAGGACTATGAGAGAATTACAAGCTCTCTCACAAGACATTGGAATCGCTCCTGCCAAAATGGCTTCTGATTTTGCGGGGGCTGGTCCTCAATTGGCTAAGTTTGGTTCTCAAGGCGTCCAAGCGTTTAAAGATCTAGCAGTTGCTTCTAAGGTAACAGGTTTCGAGGTAAGCAGGCTTCTATCAATTGTAGACAAGTTTGACACATTTGATGGCGCAGCAGAACAAGCAGGTAAGCTAAACGCAGCGCTTGGAGGCAATTTCGTCAATGCAATGGAGTTGGTGACCGAGACAGATCCTGTCGGTCGCTTCAACATGATCCGTGATTCTATTTTGGATGCTGGTAAGTCTTTTGACACCATGTCCTACTACGAGAGAAAATTCTTTACTGAAGCTGCCGGCTTACAGGATGTTGGCGAGTTGGCTCTTATGTTGAAGGGGGACATGGATTCTCTAAATGGCGAGATTGATAAAAACTCGGCGAGCTACGAAGAGGCAGCTAAAAGAGCAAGAAACTTACAATCATTTCAAGAATCTCTAACAAAAGCATTTGAGGCTATGATTCCAGTAATTACACCTCTTGTCGAATTCATTGAGGAATTCGGAAAATCATTAACAGAAAATGTTGCCGGCGATAAAGCAAAAGGGTTGTCAGCTATTGCGGTAGCTTTTAAAGAAATAGGTAATCAAATAATCCCATTAATAAAGCCATTTACAGAATTAATCAAATTGATGTCAGATCCGGCATTTGGTGATAGCTCTTTCGCCGTCTCGATGCTATCTCAATCTATAAAAGGACTACTAGGGGTCTTAAGGTTAGTAATGCTTCCTATTTACATGCTGGTGGATGGTCTTCGGATCGCGATGCTTGTTTCCCAAGGAAAATTTTCAGAAGCTTTTGAGGTCGGGAAGGACCATATATCTAGCAACGTCGCCGCGCTCGGAGATGTTGCTATTTCTGGTTTTACACCGCTCAACATTGGGAAAGCATTGTTGGATCCAACAACAGCCGAAGACATCAACGCCGCTGCCACCGGTCGCGCAGCCGCTCCAGTCTACGCAACCAACAATGCGATGAGTAATGCTGTCACAAATGCTACAAATAGTGTCTCAAACACCTATCACCAACAAGGGCTACAAGGAGTGAAGGTAATTATGGACGGCAGAGTAGCTGGTCGCCTG